TTAGCCATTCTGATTTTCCTGCATCATGAGAAATACAATCATGGCGGCGCGGAGAGGTCTGGTATCAAATATTGGTCTTACGCCTTTTGCATCAACACACCATTCAGTTAACTGGTCTAAGATAGAAATCCTGTGTTTCTCAATAATCGGCCATGAGGCGCTAGGATCATTGCAGTAGTCAGGTAAAGGGTTTAATGGCTCAAAAGTTGTATCAGTATTTCCGTAATACCATTTGTTGGTGTTATTCCCTGATGTTTCCGGTTTACATGCCCAAAGGCCTTTAAAAATTATGTCTCCTACCATTCTGTTAATTTCAAAATCACTTAACTGTGAATAGTCCATCACTTCACCTCCTGCGGCGGTTCTGGTAGAGGCATCCAGTGGGTTACGAGAACATATTCGACATCACCCTCAGGACTGTCATAGAACAATCCAGAGTGGGATTCGTAGAATGCGATGTAACGCCACCCTGAATGAGTTTGAACAACAACTTCCTGCCCGTCATCCGGCATTCGCTCACTACAGCTTATCCAACCATCCGGAGTTACCGGAGAGTTGCCCGATAGTTTGTTCAACTTGTAAGTCTGGCTTACAGGTTTGGCACCATGAAGCATGGTGGCGCGGCAGGCGTTCCAGCCTTCATCAAAGCCGACTATGCCATTATTTAAAGACGGACGAGCATCTGGCACCACCGGCACTGGCCTGGCTATATATAGCGGCTGAACATACCAGCCCTTTGATAACCAACTGTCAGCAATGTTTTTACTCCTCGTTATTGCCGGAATACCTAAGCCATTTTCTGAATGCAGCCATGCCACCGGCTCCTCTTCTAGCGATGCCAGAGCAATTTCATAAGCCCGGCGCTCAATATTGTCTCGCACGTCCAGGCTGCCTATGCGTTCTTTGATTTCTTTAATCATTTCTTTGTCGGTTAAAGTTGTCATGTGTTAGTCCTCATCCACTTCAACGCCATCTTTCAGCGTGATGCCGTGCCAATCATCAGCCCAACTGGTTAGCCCTGGCGCATCAATGCTAGGCATATAAACGCTTGCAGTGTGGTAGCCCTTATCGTTATCAATGCTGGCAACGTGCTCGCCGTTGTATGCGCTCAGCGTGTCCAGGACGCTATAAAACTTTCCTCCGGCTGCCCTGAAATCCTTTACAGCCTTCACAAGGCGATTCCACGCTTTTTCCTGTTCTGGCGTCAGGTCGATTAATTCCTGCAAAGTTGCCATATCACCCTCCTTTGATGCCAATGCCAGCAAGCCAGTTTCTTATGCCGATATATTCAGCGTTCCTGAAACCGCCATTTACATATATAAATGGCAAGCGAAGATTGTGACCATTGGCTGCCAGGTAGTCTTTACAACCCTGTTCGGTGAAACAGCAGGTAACGAATTCATCAATATCTTTCACAGCAACGCGCCGCCATTTTTCTGGTGGTTCCCGAAAGTTTTCATGAAGTAGTTCGAGACGACGACTTTGGCGTTTATTGGCTTCATTGCCATCTTCATCAACCCAGACAATCCTGTCATAGTCATAATCAGCATCAACAACGATTTCGCGCTTTTGATACACACAAAACATAGGGTCTGACGTTATTCGATTATCCTGTGTTCGAATATTTTCACCGATGATGCCAAACGAATCTGGTGCAGATTTTGTCTTCAACTCTTCGATACGTTTGCTTTGAGCTTCCAGTTCATCAAGAAGCGCAAGCATGGTAGCCGGACTGGCTGCGGCGATGAATTCAGCATTTGCCTGCTGTTCCATTTGGAAATCTTCATCGAAACCGCTTTCAGGATGCGCTCCTTCAATTCTGCAAATGGGAATATATCCAGCAGCCTCGCGATGAATTAGCGCATCATCACCATCAAATCGGCCCTCTCCATATTCGAGCGACCATACACCACACGTTGCTTTCTCTGCCTTTTCACGCAGTGCCTGATAGTCAATCTTGCTCACTGGTTTCCTCCTTTGCGAAGCTGTTCCGCACAATCCAGCAGGGCGTCCGTCGCTTCTTTCACCGTAACGATGTCGCCATCGTCCAGCCCGACAACCGTCGCGTTCTTAACGAACACCGAGCAAAGGTCATTAAACGCCTGCGCCCGCACTTCAGCCAGGCATTTGCGAAACTCGGAAACGTACTGTTCGACGCTCATTCCCCAGCTAAGTGGACATTCATTGAATGTTTCGCCTTCGTGCTCTTCATCAGGTAGCTCTTTGGTAAAGAACTCACGTTCAATGGCGTGGAGTGTGTCAGCAAAACGACGTAAGTTACTCAAACCTGTCGTAATGGAGAATTCAGGAGCATCACATCCGACGCCCATCTGCTGATAAACGGCGGTTTTGAAGGCCTTCAGCCCCGCATTCTCCGCCGCCAACGCCGAAAACTTCTCGTGTGCCAACTTAACAGCCGCATCAGCCTGCTTAATTGACTCAATCGCTTTCTGCTGGTCTTCGGCCAGCGCATTAGCACGCACCAGTTGCACTTCCAGTTGCGTTGCCAAATCGCTGATCAGCTTTGCCACACTGCGCATATCAACGGCACCACATTCTGCTTTCAGTTCCGAAGCCATCTCATGCCCGGCGGCAACTAACCCTTTGATATTACTTTCCATCTTTACCCTCGCTTATCCACATAACTTATTGATTACATTGATAACTAAAAAGATCGTCGATTCAGAACTCTTCGATGTTCCAGCCACCACCTGTTTTCTTTGGTTTAACCGTTACCCCGATGATTCGGAACGGATACTGATCTGCGGCGACTTTGGTTTTCACCCTGGCGTCGTCGGTCCAGAAACCTTTCACTTCGTGCAGTTCCATCTCTCCGGTGGCGAGCATCACAGCGAAATCTGGCGTATAGAACGTGTTGTCAGCTAACCGCAGCTTGATACCCTCGAATCGATACCAGGCGATTTCCCCTGCACGTTTACGCAGCTCAAGGTGCTGGCAATACGCAGATTCAGTTTTGTTCATCTGGCCTGTTTTGAGTCGACCAAGAGCCTGTATCTGTTTTCTCATGATTTACCTCTGAGGTAATTAAAAACCACATAAGACATGAAATCAATAGAGTTTATAATATTTTGTTACCTAACAGGTAATTATCGAGGCGTAAAAAAATGCGCTATCGCGCTGGTATTACTTGATAAATCCTGCCGCCTTTCCCCGCCTGTATTCCTCCATCAGCCACTGCGCCGGTGTTATTCCCCCAAGGGTGGCGGCGTTAGGCATGCACCCGAAACTTCGCCCTGGTGGATGGTAAACGTCTCTCCCTGTGTCCGGAGGTGTACTCATGGGCTCTGGCTTTGCCTGTATGCTGATCACCGGATCGGGTATCTGCTGTCCGGAAGCCACCTTTTTCGCCCAATCATCGAGCAGCCTGCGCGCGTGTTTCTCAACCTCAATCTCGCTAAGCTGGCGCTGATACATTGCACGGCGGGTATCACATACGACCCAGTACATAACCGGATGTCGCCACGGGAATCTTTCGGGACCACCAGGATATAAACTTTTTTCCTTGCTGTACCGGTGAAACTCCGCCATCACATCGTCAATGGTGACGCCAAGAACCATCTTGCTGTCTTTGCACCACTTGATGAATTGCCCAGGCGACGGCCAGAACGGAGATTCACTGGCGCGGGCGTGGCGCATACCAGCGTTAACCTGTTCCATTGTTGTGATCCCATTCTCCAGAAACGCAAGCATCCATTGCTTACGGAATTCATTAAGTTTGTTCTGCTCCCTTATGGTCGAAACGCTTGCAGGAAATGCAGCCTGTAACTGGACAAATAGTTCATTGAAAATTCTAGCAACCTGCTCCTTTTTGCCATTGCTGTCACGCCGCTCTTCATGCACAGCAACACCATGCTCACGTAAGCGATCGTACTCATTGAGAAGTTCTGGAGTTGATTTCATCCCACACCCCTTCTATCCAGTCAGTGTTATTCCAGTCAAGCTCATCGCTTTTCCCGGCGTTTTTTGATTTTCCCCTGATATGATTTACGTGCCTGGCGAATTTTTGTTCCCACTGAACCTGCGTGAACACTTTGCCCTCAGCCATCCAGTAATCCCGGAATGCAGCAAGTTCAGCAGGTGTAAATTCCGGTTCCGGCAGGGCCGTTCCCCACAGCGCAGCACGCCGTCGAAAATCCGGCGACGGATGCCAGCCATCGGTCATCGGAAATTTCCCAATAGGTTCACTCAGGCCATCCAGAAATGCAGGTTCTGCCACCTGCAACGGCGTACCGTTCGCTTCACTGGTCGGATCACTCTCGCGCGCGTGCGCTATGTGTGGGGTTTTATATATATCTTCCTCTTCCTCTTCCTCTGGTAACTCCTTTTGTAACGCTGTTGGCGTTACTTTTTGCGTTACTCGTTTTCGATGCTCTGCCACTCTTCTATTCGTAAGTGCACGTTTTTTCGATGATTCTCCATTATGTCGCTCAAAGTTTGGAAGAATTAGTTTGCCGTCATGATAAGCAAGCCATCCGACGCTAATGAGGGCGTCAGCAAATCCTGTAATAAAAGCGAGTCTATCAAGTACTCCTTTTGTAACGCTGCCAGCGTTACCGTCTATTGTTTGCTGGTCAGCCCATGCCCATATACGAACCAGCTTTCCAAGAACAGCATCTGGATCAATACCCAGAATTTCTGCTATCTGAAAAATTTCAGGTTTATCAGGAGTGATAACTTCAACCTTAATCCAGCTGCTTGCCATAGGTTTCCCCTCTTGCACTCTTTAGTGCACAAGCAAATTCATTACGATGGCGGTTGGCGCTATTCATTGCACATTCAACACATGTTCCGTTCAGAACATACCTTTCAGAGAGATGGCCGTGACGGCACCGCTTTCCTGTGAAATAGCGATTTAACCCGGCTTTTGCGGCCTCCATTCTGGTTACTATCTTCAATTTTTCCGCCCCTTTTTGTTATTGATATTGGCTATTTTGCACAATTGGAAAATTTGATCAACCAGATTTGGTTTTTTATTACCTTTGAGGTACGAATAGATATGAAAAGACCGCCGGGTGGCGGTCTACAGAGGGTTGTAGCTGGATATCATGAGTAGAAGAAGTATGCCAGTTCTGCTTTTGAGCGCAGCCATTGTCTTGTTTTACAGGCTTTAAAAAGCCCATTCATCAATACTTTACCTGGCATTTTGCGCTTACCTGTTAAGTGAGTCTGGATATAGTGACTCGTCGTTCCGGCTTCCTGTGCGAAGGCTTCACGCTCATCCGGAGTAAGTGCAAGCCAGTGCTTTTTGAAATCGAAATGTCCGTTATCGCTCATAGCTATTGCCTGATATTTATTTCAGATAATAAATATTCACCCATAAGGTAACAAAAATCAAGGATAGTTACCCATGAGGTGCATTTACCTGTTGGGTAATATTGCTTTAAATTGAATCATCTACTGATTCATATATGAGGCGATTTTCCAGAAAATGAAAAGTATCCAGGACGTCCGCAGGCAAAATCTCAACGACTTGATCGACCGTGAATTCAATGGTGTTCAGACGCGGATGGCAGAAAAACTTGGAACTCAGGCAAATCTGGTAAACCGCTGGGCTCTTGGCAAGAAGGTTATCGGCGACCAGGTTGCGCGAAAAATTGAAGCTGCCGCCAATAAACCACGTAACTGGCTTGATATCGATCGCTCGCTTTCTCAGGAAGGTTTTCAGCCTGTCGGCCCAAGCGACATTGGTCAGCTGGCGGCTCACAACCTGGAACGCTGGATGAGCGAAAGCCGCGACCTTTCAACTCAGGGAAAACTTCACCGCGCATCCGGCGTCGCCCAGGTGACAATCAGCCGCCTGTTAAACAATGAGGTCAGTGTTTCCATTTCCACCCTGGAGAATGTTGCATCAGCATTCGGGCGTCACGGCTATGAATTACTGATTCACCCGCACGACCCTGCGACCATCAACTATGACCGCTCGCGCTACGCATTGTTACCCGAAACCGAGAAAGCAAAGATCGAAAGTTACATTGAATTTGTCATCAACCAGAACGAAAAAAACAAACAATAAAATCATATTTTTCAGTAAGTAAGCCGCCTTCTGGCGGCTTTTTTATTGCCTATACTATTACCTAATGGGTAATTTTTTTAACTCATATCTATTGACACCAAACCAAATACGCATAATTATTACCTCAACGGTAACAGACCGAGGTAACAAGTTATGCAGTGGAAAATCATCAACGGTTGGTACTGCGTTACTGCATGCGGATTCATGAGCTGGAAGTTCCGCACCTTACAGGAAGGCATTAAGTGGGCTTTCGTCAGCAAAGAAGCTCGCGATGTGGCCAACGATAACGAGATATGGGAGGGCTGATAATGAACGTTAATCAGCAGAAAAATCTTCAAAAAATCATGCTGGCATTCGACAAGGACTACCGCCTGTCAGAACAGCTATATGACCGACAAGTTGAACTGATCGAGAGCATCCGGCTTCATCAACTAGCCTCAACTTTCGACGCTGTAACAGGTAAAGGCGTTCGCCAGGAAGTACTGGAGGCCGCTAAAGACAGTCCAGAGTTCGAAGAACTGATGGATTCCTACCGGCGCGAGGCAATGGCAATTATCGCCCGCTGGGATCTGGCGGATCAGCTTGATGGACAGAGGGACGCGGCATGATGCGGAACGCTGGAATCATGGATAGAACAAAATACATCGGAGGAAGCGATGTTGCAGGGATTCTTGGAATTAGCCCATGGCGCACCCCGCTTGAGGTTTATCTGGATAAGGTCCAGCCACGTGTCAAACCAGTAGACCCAAGCAAGCAGAAAGTTTTCACGCGTGGCCAGCGTATGGAGCCATACGTAATAGACCTGCTTTCTGAGGAAACAGGGATGGAAATCGTTCATCGCGGAAACCGCTATATCCACCGTGATTACGATTTTATTGCAGCTGAGATCGATGCAGAAGCAGCGTCAGGCGAGAACATTGAGATCAAAACAGTTAGTCCGTTCAAAGCCAAAGAATGGGGAGAAATCCAGACAGATGCAATTCCTGTGCATTACACGGCCCAGGCCATGCACGGGTTGATGGTTACAAACAAACAGGTATGCGTTTTCGGTGTGCTTATCGGTGGCGACGACTTCCGAATCTATCGGGTTGAGCGTGATGAAGAAACTATCCAGGCGATCTTAGAAAAAGAAATCGCTTTCTGGGACCGAGTGAAAAATCTTAACCCGCCGGAAGCTACCAGCGTAAGCGATGTATCGCTGATGTTTGAGAAAGATGCCGGGACAAGTATCGAGGCTGACGGAAAGGCACTCTCACTATTCAACGATCTACGAGACATGAAGTCACGCAGAAAATTACTGGAAGAAGAAATAGCTATATCAGAAGAGAAGCTGAAGATGTACATGCAAGAGCACTCAGTCCTGACCCTAGACGGAAAGCCGCTCTGCACATGGAAATCTCAGATCAGCAACAGATTCGACCAGAAGCTATTCCAGTCAGTACACCCTGAGTTATTCGAAAAATTCAAAACAACAACGACACAACGCGTCTTCAGAATGAAGTAAGGAGAAAAAATGTCTATCAATGCACTTAAGGCAGCAGCTACCGGTAACCAAGTTGCACATCATAATGAGAAACCAACAACTCTGGCCGGACTTCTGGCAGACCCAAAAATTAAAGCTCAGATGGCTTTGGCACTTCCAAAGCACATGACAGCAGACCGTCTGGCGCGCATAGCAACCACAGAGATCCGAAAGGTTCCAAAACTTGCATCATGCGACCAAGCCAGCTTCCTGGGGGCAATTATGCAATGTGCCCAATTGGGTCTTGAACCAGGCGGAGCTCTTGGACACGCTTACCTGATACCGTTCGACAAACGCCAGAAAGTAAATGGAAGATGGGAAACCGTATCTACAGAAGCACAGCTGATTATCGGCTATCGCGGAATGATTGACCTTGCCCGCCGCTCTGGGCAGATCCTGAGTATCTCAGCTCGTACCGTACATACAAACGACAAATTCAGCTACTCATACGGCATGGAAGAAACGCTCGAGCATTTACCTTGCGAAACAGGTGACCGCGGAGAATTAACACACGTTTACGCCGTTGCACGACTGAAAGATGGCGGAGTCCAATTTGAAGTTATGAGCCGGGCAGCCGTTGAGAAAGTTCGTGCACTGAGCAAAGCCGGTAGCAGTGGCCCATGGGTTGATCACTTCGATGAGATGGCTAAAAAAACAGTAATTCGCCGACTGTTCAAATATCTTCCTGTTTCTATTGAAATGCAGAAGGCTGTTGTTATGGATGAGCGCGCTGAAGCTGGACTTAGCCAAGATAACGCAGCTGTTATCACTGGTGAATATTCCGTAGTTGACGATGAGCGTCAACACCTATCGCCAATTTCAGATTCAGAACGAGAAGAAGCTCGAGAATATATCATCGCGATACTTAATAGCCTGGATCCATCTGCTGAAGATGCAAAAACGATGTTCAAGCGCGCTGAAAATGAAATTAACACCATGGCTGAAAAGCTCGGTGATGAATATCACCAAAAATTCATGATGACGCTTAACGATATGCGTCCAGAATTCGAGTAACCACCACCGCGGCGCCACGTGCGCCTCACTGCAACCAAGAGAGGTATTCATGAAAGGTGCATTAGGTAAGAAAGAACTCCTGGCGGTGGTGCCACTGTCATGGAGCACTATCGACCGTATGGAGCGCGCAGGGGAATTTCCTAAACGCTGGTATATCACCGATAAACGCTGCGCATGGAACCGTGACGAAGTTGAGCGTTGGCTTGATGAACGTCAGGCAGCAAGCCCGGCAGAGTTCCAGGGTAAAAAGCCTCCTGTTCAGCAACGTGTATATCGTCCTGTGAGCAACGCTGCATGAGTGCGCTGCTAAGGCACTGGAGCAAATGGTCAGGATGGTACTTATTCCTGGCCTCTGTTTCAGCATGGCTTTATCTGCTGGCATTAATTTTCAGAGAGGGTTGGATTAAGTGAGAAAGTTAAGCCGACTTGAAAAATATCACATGAACAAGGTTTCAATGCGCAGTCCGTCAAAGATTGTCGCCGTTACTCCTGCGGCGATAGAGATCGAAAAACGCGCGATTGAAAGAGAGAAAAAAGGGCAGTTCCGCATTGCCGCTCACCTTTGGCTTCAGTGTATGGATGTTGCTTCTGGTGATGTTGAGCGTGCAAGGATCGCGGTTCGCAGGGACCAATGTATCACAAAAGGTAACGGCCTTCGCCGTGGCGACTATAGCGGCATAGGATGTTGTGGGGTGGTTTATGACTAAGAAATACACACTAATCTATGCAGATCCACCCTGGGTATACCGGGACAAAGCCGCAGATGGTAATCGCGGTGCCGGTTTTAAATATCCGGTTATGAGTGTGCTGGACATCTGCCGCCTTCCTGTGTGGGATTTGGCCGATGAAAACTGTCTGTTGGCCATGTGGTGGGTGCCAACACAACCACTCGAAGCACTAAAAGTTATTGAAGCCTGGGGATTCCGTCTGATGACCATGAAGGGATTCACGTGGATAAAATGTGGTAGTCGACAACCAGATAAACTGGTTATGGGTATGGGTCACATGACTCGCGCCAATAGTGAAGATTGCCTGTTTGCGGTAAAGGGAAAACTACCTCCGCGCATTAATGCAGGGATCGTTCAGTCATTTACCGCACCGCGACTTGAGCATTCAAGAAAACCAGATGTCGTTCGTGAAAAACTTGTGCAATTGTTAGGCGATGTTTCTCGCATTGAACTGTTCGCCCGCCAGTCGTCTCATGGCTTCGATGTTTGGGGTAATCAGTGCGAAGACCCGGCAGTGCAACTACACCCTGGATACGCGTTGGATATTGGCGGATTAACAAATGCATTCAGCAATTCTCCGCTGTCACCAACAGACAACCAGGGGCGGGAGCGTGCAGCATGAAGCAGATTATGGTTGCACACAACGGCGTCAGGTTTGAAGTCGTCATGGTTTTGACTAAGTTCCACAATGATGAGGTATTGCACAGAAAAGAAACTGTAACTTACCGTTATAAACACCGCAGTTCAGCTGTTAGAAAATTACGGAAGATTGCGGAAGAACTAAAAAATGATCCTCATCGTGTTATTGAGGTAAAAGGCAACCCATATAAAATCAAAACTTCAGTGGAGCTAAGACATATGCAATAAAATCACGCCTGACGAATCGCGATTATCTCGCTATTGGTATTGCAGAGATTGCTGGACTCAATGGCGCATGATTTGACAATGCCGCCAGAGCTATCGCATACTGACCGCACTAGAAAACAAACAGCGGTCATCCGCACCCGATAGCTTTGCGGCTTTTTTATGCCTGCAATCTGGCATAGTCACATCCGTACAAAGGTCGGGTGGAGAGGCGTAATACAACACCCGAAAGGGGAATATGCCCGGAGCTACTGTTTGTGCTCTAGTTGACACCCGATCACCAGTTACTAACTGGTTTTCGTAACTAAAAACAAACAGGAGGTCATCATGACCAGTCAACTCATCCCCGTATTCAACGGCACTATATCCAACGAAACCGCTCTTCTCGTTAATGCCCGTGATTTACACACTTTCCTCGATGTGGGTAAGCGATTTGCTTCGTGGATTGTCGAACGAATTGCTGAATATGGTTTCGTTGAAAATCAAGACTTTATGATTATTTCCCAAGTTCGGGAAAAAATAGGCAGAGGCCGTCCTGCAAAAGACTACCACCTCACCCTCGATACAGCCAAAGAGCTGGCGATGGTCGAGCGTAATGAAAAAGGTCGTCAGGTACGACGCTACTTCATTGAATGCGAGAAACGTTTAAGACAACAAGAAACAAAAGTGGAGAAGGTCTTGTCAGGCTTCATGCCCGCCATTATGGAGGCGATCAAGCTGGAAGACAAAAAAGAATACAGTGCCCCACTGAAGCCCGGCTACCGCAGCCTGATTCACTCGCCGTCTGGTGTTCTCGGCCTGACGGAGAACTCACTGCTGATGAATCTGCTGAACCAGTTACAGGAAGACGGGCACGACGTATCGGGTGCGGCGGCGGAGCTGACCACCATGTTCTGCTACATCGTCGGTGTGAGCAAATGCCTGCGTGATATCCAGACCCACGCGGAGTACATCAACGACAAGGCAGGGTTCTTCTGACGGGCGGCGGCACATGGATGTGTCGGGCAAAATTATTCCCCCGCCATCCACTTCTCAAACTTCGACGGGGAGAACGGAATCAGATCCGTATGCTCCCCGTCAATCCATGAATCAATCATATCGGCCCACTGCTGCAACATGTAGGCGCGCTGTCTGGCGTATTCCGCTTTGTTGTATACGGCGCGCACACCTTTCTGCTCATGTGCCAGAGCCTTTTCAATCCAGTCTGAAGGATAACCAGCCTCATGCAACAACGTACTGGCTGTACGGCGCATATCATGTACAGTGAAGTCCTGAATATGCTCACCATCTTCATTTATTATTTTCACCGTTCTGTCGATCAGAGAGTTCAGCGCGGCATTAGATAATGGCTTCCGGAAATTGTAACGACCAGGAACCAGATATTCACTTCCACCAGCGCACATCTGCAACCCGACCAATATATCCTGTGCCTGTTTAGGCAGGTAAATAACGTGCGCCCGGCTTCCCTTCATGCGGTCTGGAGGAATTGTCCATGTCCATTTTTTAAAATCTATTTCATCCCACGTTGCATTGGTGAATTCGCCCTTACGAACCATAGTGATAAGCACCAGTTTTAAAGCCATTTTCATAGTGCCCATAGCACCAATGGCATCCAGCGTGCGGAAGAACAGGCCAATTTCTTCTGGTGTCAGTGTTCGCTCTCGTGGTTTAAATATGGCGATAGACGAAGGTTTAATGTCAGCCGCAGGATTAAACAAACCATGACCACGGTCATTGGCGTGACGGTATACGCTACTGATGATCTCCCTGGCCTGCACTGCTGTTGCCCGGCCACCGCGTTCGACAATCCGGTCACACAAATCACGAACCATCGATGTGGTAATTTCAGCCATCATTTTATTGCCAAGAACCGGAAGTATGTCACGGTCGATCACCGCCTGTTTCATTGCGCGGGTACTGTCAGCCAGGATGACGTGTTTCATATAACTGTCGGTATGTACCGCAAACGTCTCGGCACCACGAATCTTTTTGATACCGTCACGTTTAGCCGCAGCCGGTGACTGGCCTGCTTTAAGCAGCTTCTTTGCAGCAATCAGTTCTTCTCGCGCTTCTGCCAGGCTGATACCGTCACGCCCATACTGCCCGATTACCAGTGTTTCGCGGCGACCGTTGATACGGTAGTCATAGCGAAACGAGACCGTGCCTGACGTAAGCACAGCTACATACAGCCCGTCACGATCGGAGACCTTGTACAGTTTGTCCTGCGGCTTGAGGTTTTTTAATTTTGTATCGGTAAGCAC